AGTTTCATTAGGATCAGTTGTGTCAATATCAACTATTCTAGTATTTGGGGGCAATCTGCTTTCTTGATTGAATATCAAATCATTGATATATTGACCTTCAATCAATGAACCAACTACATATTGCGGGTCGATACGAACTGTAGTTAAATTCTTTGGTAATACAGTACCGTCACCTTGAATGACTGTACCTGTACCCACAGCAGGACCTGTTGCAGTGAATGTTGCTTCAACTGCATAACCAGTTCCTAATCCAGTGCTTGTTGCTACAAACGATGTTCCTACATCATTGTTTGCAGCTCCGCAAGCTACCCAATTAGTAGTTCCCTTTTGAAATATAAAGTATGTTGTACCTGGTGTCAACAACCCTGAGTTGACTAATGGATTACCGATCAATTGCCACTGTGTCGTACCAAGCGTATCAATAGTGTAGTCTTGTGTTGCAACTAACTCACTTGAATTTTGTATACCACCTTCAGTAGATACAAACAGTGATTGTAATGCTTTACCTGTACCTAAACTAGTACTTCCTGTTCTAGTCGCTGTTAATGTATCTCCGACATTGTACGTAACTCCGGTAGTATTTGCAATTAAATTCCAATCAGTGGTGCCTACAACCGTGATAATGTAGTCTTGACCGGTCTCAAACTCTCCGTCTTGATTTTCTACAGCACCTAGTGCTTGCCAAGTCTCTGATGTAGTTGTACCTAGATCAGTGATCTCGTAATAGTATCTAGGAAGTATCTCACCTAAACTGATAGGTGTATCATTAGCATCAATACTACCTTCATATTCTGTGTATGTTTGAACATCAGGATAATAATTCTGTTGACCTTGTATAATGTCAAATGCGTCTGTAGTTCTTGTGTCTAAGAAATCTACTGCGTTCTTACCAACAATACCTGCATTGTATAGTTTTAAGTTTGGATAGAACTCAATGATAGGACGTTTAGCTTTATTAGCAGCCAATGCGAATTCATTTACGATATCAGGATTGTTATTGTATTCTGCTGTAGCATTGATGACATCGATATGAAACCAACGATTACTACGTGACCAAGCGTTTTTGTTGATACTATTTCTTGCAATAGTGATATAGTCAGGTACAGTTGGTATATCTAACGCAGCATCCCAAGGACCCTCATCGTATGCTAAAATATCATATGGATTATTTTGTATAGTAGTGAAAGGTTCGGGTGTAGCTAATGTTTCTACCGGAATCAATTCAATTGATGTACCTACACCTTCGACATAATATTGTCCGTCAAGATAACTTCTGGGTATAACATCACCGTCAAATTCAACTTTCAATCCATTAGTAAAAACTACACCGTTCTTAGCAGTATAAGTAGGTTGACCAAGAATATCTACGTCAACATCAATAGGATTAATCTCATTGTTTTCAATAAGCTTGATGACACCAACTCTATTTGGATTAGTAGCGTCTTGATAATAGAGTGTGTCTAATGGTGCTGAGATATATGGAATTCTTTCGATTGCTCCACTTATATTCTTCACAAAATGTAATGCTACATATTCAGTACCATATTGCGGAGTAATCTTTTGTTCGACGGGTATCACATCACCTTGTACTAAACGAATGACTGGATCGTTAACGTCCCCTACTAGTTGAACTGTATAGAAATAATCATTTACAGTTGAATAGTAACCTTCCTCGTTCAAACCCTGATTGATGTTAACAGTCATTGTACCACTACTAGTACTAGGCGGGGTATATGTAGTACCGTTTAATGACTCGGACACGGTGATTGTGTTCAAGCTTGGGTTGATGCCTGTGATATAATAAATTGAAGGATCATATTCTACTACTGAACCAGTAGTGCTTACAGGAACTGACGCACATGTAAACACAACACCTTCTTGTATATCAAATACATTTATAGTAGCTGTAGCAACAGTTTGTGCTTGGCTTACTGTATAAGTTGGCGCTCCATTAACAGCAGTTGCTATAGGATCATAACCCGTGATCGTTGTACCATTTGTTACGCCGGCGCCATTCAATGTCATGCCTATGTTGAAGGCACCACTTAATGTTGAATATACTATTAATTCTGTACCAGAAATTTCTGCGCTGATGCTTGCAGCCTGCGGTACACCTGCTGTTATCCAATCAGTAGTACCAACTTGACTGATGAAATACTGATTACCAATTGTCATTGTTGTCACATCGACAGGAGGTGTAGTAGTCTCTACGTATGGTTGTATGCCACCAAAACTAGTTCCTGTAAATGTAACAGTGCCGCCTATCGTTAAATTAGCAACACTATTGAGTGTAATATCACCAGCAAAAGTAATATTTGTAGCTGTTCTTGTTAGTGGTGCTACAATGTTGCTATTGACATCGAACGGAGTAGTATCAAAGAATGCACTGACATATCCAATCTCGTTTGGTACACCTGTGTTATAGAATAATACAGTTCTACCGTTCAATGCGGTCACGCCATCGATACCACCGATTGCACTTACTTTTGCGCCATTAATCTGACTGAAGGGTCTATCGCTGACTAAGCCAACTGGATTGTTACCGGGATAGTTATACTCATCCTGTGCATCCTTTTGTGGAACAGTGAATGAAACGACACCGCTAGTAGCGCCATTATTTTCTACGCCATAGATATCTCTAGTATATAAATTGGGTTGAGTTGGACTATAACCAGTTACACCAGGTTCACCCTGTATCCAAAATTGAGTACCTTGATCTAATATGAAATTATATCTGCCACCGCGCAACAATGTTATTGTTGGGTTGTTGCTACCTGCACCTGCCCCAACAACTCTTATGTTATATGCGCTAGGCAATGATGTTACGATATAATCATTATTGCTAAACACCGCGCTCGCTGCCACTGTAACTGCAGGCGCACCTGTTGGCAACCAATAGTATTGATTGTAGTTGATGATTTTATCAAGGTTACTGAAACTATCCCAACTATAAAACTGGTTAGTGAATAAATCACTGTTGTTATCTGTAATAGCACCTTGAATTTTTAACGCATCAAGTATGCCAGGATAACTAATAAAATCTTTAGCGACGGATTCATTTTCTTTTAAGAAAACAACACCTGGGTCTAATTGATAATCTCTACGAACTTTAGTGGGTTCAGTTACATAATAATCTTTAGCATTAATACCATAACCAAATTTGCTACCTACGAAACCTTGTATCTTTTTAGTTACTGGAGGATTAACTAATTGATCTAAGGTAGCAGATAGGAATTGACTGTTTGTTTCAGTCTGGAAAATGTTTGGTAGAAAATCAAGTGTTCTTATTCTAGTCATGTTATGCTACTTGTAACTGATCCGGTGTCAATGCTGCGATTACACGAATGTCGTTAGGTGTCGCTGCGTTGGCAAAAATTTCATATGGTTTGCATTTGATTTCGTATAGTGTGCCAAATTTCTCTGTTGGATTGTTTGGTACTAGTACAGCACTGCTTATCAAATCACCCAATTGGTTGTGAAGGTACGCGCTTAATTCACTGAAATAGAACGTGTCTCCGAAATTCCAATTGTTGATATCGAAATAACTATTCATAGCTTGTAATACTGCACTTCTTATCTCACTATCGCTTGCGGTTGTGTCTGATGTTTTAATAACTTTAATTGTGCCTCTTAATGCACTTGGCGCTTTGGCACCGAATAAAGGTTTAAACACTACACTATTTAACACCACAGAATCACTCAACATTTTGTAGTCATTGACTTGACCATATGCTGATTTTAATTCATTGATAGTAGGTCTATTTGGTTCAGGCACAGTATTTGTTGTGTCTTGAATATAATTTTGATATGCAGTATAATATGCCTGTGTAACCACATAAAGATCAATTATGTTTGTAGTAGCTGGATCAATACGTGTAGTATTATTACTATTGTGACGATATTGATAGCTCATACCCTGACGACCAGGTTTAACAAAATAATTTGTCTGTTCAACTAATATATAACTTGTTTCTGTTACAGTACTATCCTGAACTGATTTATAAAAAGTATCATCAGTATAAGCATAAAACAATTGCCCAACTGGATAATCATATTTTATAACTTCAATCTGGCTCTTTAATGCATATGCGTATATCACATCTGTGCTAGGAATCAATTGTAGTCTAGACAAATTAATTGCATCTTCAACTAATTGGAAGAATGCATATTTTCCTATATTCGCACCGCCTGGTGTTACACCTGTTAACTCTTGGAAGAAGTCTGGATTTACTGCTAGTAAATTATTGTTTACGTCAGTGCTTGCTACTTCAACTTCAAAGTCATTAACGTAACCATCACTCTCTACAGTTTGCCCAATAATATTAACTTTAGTATCTTTTCCTAAAGCATTTACACTATTTGGTTGTGTGTTCACACCAAGCACATTAATAAAATCTTGTAATATCTTACCGCTAAATGGATCGTAGACTAATTCATTCAATGAATAAGTAAATCTTGTTTCGTCTACGCTACCGAAATAATAACGTAATGATCTGTATTGAACTGTATAAACATTTTCAGCAACGTTGGTAAATAAAACGAACCAATTATCTGGATCTTCAGGTCTTAGCGCCCAACGATCATCACCTGTTGCAATGTTTCTGTAAAGCAAACCAAAATTCTGTTGCAATTCAATTCTTAAAATTGCTTCTTGTATAATACTGACTGGTAGTGAATTATCAAACGCAGGAATTATCGTTTCACAAATAGCACCATTTGGTACATAATAATTTAGTGTGATCGGGCCTACTCCGTTACTGAAATTGCCTTGACCAGTATTACTACCATCGCCTACAATATTCAATACAGTAGTCCATATAAAAGTACTGTCTGTGGGGCCTGCAATGCCTGCTACTAATCTATTGTTTATATCAAAATAATATCCAACTGGGGCTATGAATTTTAATAATGCGCCCTTAGTAATAAAGCGTAATGTTGTGCTTGTCAATGAACCTACCATTTGAGGTTCTTCAACATCCCCGATTACAGTATAAAAATAGCCATTAACGCTATTTCCATTTACGTTACTAGTGTTGAAATATGTTGCATTTACTGGATCAGTATCAAGATTATAACGAACATAGGGCAGACTAGAATCTAATGTACCGTTTAAGTAATATTGAAACACTCTGTTACTTGACAACACGCTTGTTAATTCTTCTGTAAAGAATGAAATAATACTGCTTGAATTTGTTACATTTAATGTCAAATAACCAAGACTATCATCGCTCCATAAACCACCATCACTGCCGATATTATTGATGCTTGAATATTTTCCTGTTGGATCTAACAAATCAAGATTTTTGCTCACACCAATACTGCTACGATTAACAGCTTTTGATTTAATGATAGAACTGTATAATGTATATGGGAAGTTATTATAATCTTCGCCATTTACCATACGATTTTGTGTATAGTAACGTGTTGGAGCACGTTGCTTAATGCTCGGTAAGCTTTCACGGCTTTGTGCATTGCTTACTGGTTGTGTTAATTCAAGACCAACTGTCAATGTCTCGCTACGACCTTCACGGCTAAGATACGTGAATGCTACGCTAAGACCTTGAATCTCATTTGGGTCGATTGTATATGTCAAGCCATTACTTGCACGAACATATGATCTAAATGTTCCTACTGGAATGTTACTGAATACGCCATCACCGAACACATATGTAACTTGATCATTGAAACGTGAGTTTACACTGAATATACTTTTCTTACTAGTTTCTGTTTGAAGGTATGCGTCAGCATATACGTTATCGACCTTCTCCCATAATATTCTTGTGTTATTGTTTTCGTTAAGTTGATACAACCATGTGTCTGTATTATTGATACCTTGAATATCGATGTTTACAGTTTGGTTAGCAATCTGTTGCTCTAACACGAAATCAAAATTATTCAGTACTCCTTGCTTGAAATAGAAGAAGTAGCCTGTGTTAGGACTTGCGAAACCTAATCTATCGTTTCTATATAACATATTGAAACGACCTGTTGGTGCAGGTGGAAGTTCATATAGATAATCTTGATCTAAACTCGTCACGCTTATTAATTCAAAGTCCATAGTGGTTCCATCTACAGTACTTGTAAACGGTACAACAGGTAAGCTGCCTAGTGGGATCTGTAAACTATATTCTGCTGTAGTGACACCTAAAATGTCACTGACATTTCCTGGACGTCCAACACGCTGTGTGCTGATCAATGCGGCATTGATGATAGTATTAAACTGCTCAAACCAATTAGGGTTAGCAGGGTCGTTCCATAATATAGGAACGTTGCTTAAGTTAACACCATTCAAATCAGTGATATTCTGACTAGTGATGATGCTAGTAACTTTCAACACGCCCTCAGCACAAATATTGCGCTTTGGTGTATAGCTGACTAGATTTGCCAACTTAATAACACTATCACGGCGTTCGGCCGTATCTATAAAGTTTTCTCTAGCGTTTAAGTCATTTCTAAAAGCAAGACCCTGGCCCATGAAAGCCATGACATCAAGCAATGCTATGAATTCGCTTGATTCAATATAGTCATTATACGTTTCTGGATAGTAGACGCGAAGGTAATCTATAAAACTCTTGCGCAAAGTTTCATAGTCGTAGCTACGAAAGTCTGCTTCACGGAAGGTTTGATATATTGCTTTCCAGTCGTTTACCCCGAAAAGTGATGATTGTCTAGAACTTTTAGCCATAGTTTGTCTCTGATGTAGTATTTATCAAACCTAAAAAACCGGGTTTTTAAGATTGTATGGCAGCAGTATTTGTACTGCTATCGAAAAATACACTGAGTACTAAGGCTTGATTGAATGGCGCTATGGCTAATTGAACTTCTAGTAATATGCCATTTTCTTGTGGATATGCTCTTACAAAATCTATAATCAGTCTAGGATCAAGGCTAGCAACACGGCGTATTTCATTTTCTAGACTAAATTGTACGTCGGGAGTATTGGGTTCGAAAACAAAATCCCATAACGTAGTGCCATAATTAGGTTGTCCTACTTTTTCACCCTGACGTATGTTCAATGCGTTGATAAAATCTTGAACAACTAGATTTTCATCTACTAATTTAAACTTTTTACCTACATTTATTCCATTTACTATAGAACCTACACCGCCGTCAACGCCCACAGGTGCATTGGTAGTTTTTGGTTTATTTGCGTTTATAGTGCTGAATCCAATATATTGCGGCATAATAGTATTTAGTTATGTTATCCCTGCGAACCTGAGCCCGGTATCACAGTGCGATTTATAACACTTACAGTTGTGTTATTAGTCGTATTTTGATTTGTAGCAGTCGCGCTAGTATCATAAATCGCTAATGCAATAGCTGGATATTTCTCGTCAAGCTTGGTGATTTTCTCTTTGACTTGGTCCCATTCTGCAATTGCACTATCATAACCTGCTTTAGCTGCTTGTATAGCAGGATCTCCGGGAGGATAATTGCTTTGTGCATTCAAGTACTTGTCTAATTCATCAGCAATCTTAGCTTCAACTTCACCGCGTTCTTTTGTTAGACTACTGCTTTCTGCTATGTACTCATTTCTTTCTTTGATAATGTCCTCTACCTTGCCTGTTGTAGCTTCATCGATCTCACCAAAGTTTGGTGCGGGGATATCTGGATCGCCCAACTGACTCACTACTGCGGCATTGATGCTATCTCTGCTAGTTGTATTCAATGCAATGCTAGGTACTTTGATGCCTGAACCTGCACTTGCTATACTTCCTAATGCGCTTTGTAATTCACTGGCTGCACCAGATGGCAATCCTGAAGTTAACGCTGCCGTCAATCCTCCACCTGCACCTGATACTTTGCTTAATAGACCGCCTGCTTTTCCAGACAATTGGCTTCCTATACCATTCAATGCATTTGTTGCTGCACCTGCAATCGCGCCCTTTAGATCGCCCGTGCCCGGTAATGAAGGTAATGCGCTCTTTGCTAGGTTGGTCACGCTTGCAACTGCCCCAACACCACCAGGCAAACTATTCAAACCACTAGCAAAGCTTGATGATGTTGAAGATATTAATCCTGTGGCTGTTGTCGATGCCGCTGCACTTAAACTGCTTAATCCCTTTGTCAATGTCGGGCTACTTGCAAACGCTGTAGCTGCTGATCCTGTTGACTTAGCAAGTGTAGATAATGATCCTAAATTCGATGCAACACCTGCTCCTGCCACTGAAGTTAATGATTTACTTGCTTGAATCAAGCTGCCTGCAACAGATCCTGCATTAGGTAATATTTTACTTACAGATGGTATACCTGAAGGCAGATTAGGCAAGCTTAGATTTGGTAATGCGTTTTTGGCACTGGTTGCCAATGATTGTGCTGTCTGTGAAAGTTCATTGGTACTATCTGAAGCTGACGATTCTAATGTCTCATCCGCGCTTTGTTTTGCTAATGCACTTAAGTTTTGCGGGATGCCTGCCTTCATAGGTTTAAATGATGCTGCGATAGCACTAAACGCCCCTGCACTAATACCTTTAGCTTGATCTATAACTCCAGCCAAGCTCGGAGATTTGGTTAATGAGTCTACGGAGCCCTTGATGCCGGCTAATGCACCTTCAGCACCTTCTCCAATACCGGCTGCGAAATTCCCTGCTGCAATATCTTGCATGACACCATCTACACCAGACGCATTGAATCCAAATCCACCTGCTAATGAGCCGCCGGCTGATTTAATCGCACCAAGTGTAGCATCTACACCGTTGTTGGCTGCGCTGAGTACCATACCTGCAACTTGACTACCTGTTTCATTTCCTGTCAATGCCCCTGCACTTTGCAATGCTGTCTGTGCTTGTTGTAAATTGGTAGTGAATGCTTTTGTTTGAGTGCCTACATTATTGACTACTTGTGCCAGACTAGACGCATTATCTTTACCTGTGAACAAATTATTGGTTAAGCTACCTGCAACGTTACCTGTGGTTGCAGCTAATGAGGCTGCTAATGCACCGGCACCCTTTTTCAATTGTCCTGCTTGTTCAAGACTTTGCGGAGATAGTGCTAACTTACCAACACCAACTTGTGTTCCGGATAATGTAGCTGCAATAGCAGTTCCTTGTGATACTGCCGCTGATAAAGGACCTGATGCTGCCTTTTGTGCGGCTGCGGCTGTTAATGCCTGTGTTGTCTTTCCATCCAACGCTTTACTTACTGCTGAAGCTGTTGGTGCAGTTGCGGCTGTAGCAACTGATACAGGATTAGTCAATGATGCGCCTGCAACTGAATTTGTATTCTTAATGCTACTTGCAGGGCTTGCTGGTAATTGACTACTTGCTCCTAAATCTGTTTTAACGTCTACTCCCTGACCAGCGTTTGACCATGGCGCGTGTGCTGGTGCACGACTTGTGATACTAACTAATTTAGCAGGTGCAGCCATGAAGCCTTTTTGAGCTTCAAATAACGTATCTGTGTGCAATGTTTTTTCTATTGATGGCACTTCTACTGGTTTAGTTGAAGTTTGACCTGTGTTCAAATTAACCTTGCTTCCATTAACATAAGCAATGCTACTGCTTGCCATGCTTATGTCACCACCGCTTTCCATGCTCATAGCGCCCGATACTTTTGTTAAATGCTTTCCGTTAGTAAAGTTGCTATAGTCACTACCTACTCTTTGTTTGTATTCTTTTTCAGTATTGACATGTATGTTTTCGGCTTGTATGTTTAAATCTTTGGTAGCATGAATATTGACGTTGTTATCTGCGTGTAAGTTTAAATCACCTTGAGTTCTGACGTTAACACTATTTGTGCTATAAACATCGACGGTTCCTTCTTTACCTAATTCAATATAACTTTGTCCATTGCTATGAAGTATCATCAACGTTTGACCATCATCACTCATCAATATCTGATGACCTAATGCTGTACGTATTCTAACTAATTGGTCACGACCAATGATGTCACCATCATCCATGACTATGCTATGACCACCTCTACGTGCAACTACACGTAGATTTTTTGCTTGATCTGCTTTTAGATTGTCTGCAATACTTTTGTCGTCAAAGCCGCCTTCATATATAGGTCTACCCGGCGTGCTTACACCCCAACCCACACGACTAGGTGTTTCACGCTGACTGCTTGAACTGATAGGGCCACGAATAGGATCACGCAATATACCTTGCTGAAACATGATAGCAGCCGTATAACTATGTACCGGTTTTGCAGCGGTCAAGTATTCTGCACTGTCTGCTATGTTTTTGTTGTTTGTATTGATATTAGTGACGGGTAATCTTTTCGCACCACCATAACTTTGTGCTTCACCTTCGTTAGGTATGATGTTGTCTGTTGCACCTATTGCAGGAACCATTTGTAATGCTTCTGGTTCTGGTACGCAACCAACATAGAAGCCATAGTTCATGTCACCGTCTACGAACAAACATAATACAGTAGTACCTATGTCAGGTGGACTCATCCACATACCATAACTACTTGGATTAGTTTTGTATGTACCTAGATCATCATTACCAGCATCAGGGCGTGTGAAACCAAAGAAAGGACTTAAGAATCTAACTGGGCGCCAGTTATCTTTATCTTCAGGATCAAGACCACTATTATCAGTAAGATATACAAATATCTCACCCATGCGTTTAGGATCAACGTTATCTTTGACGATGCCTAAAGTAGGTACCAGGCGTGGATTAGCACCGCCTGCTGTTGGACTACTTCTTTTTAATTGTCCAGTTGGTTTTATTACGTCTATTGCCATTGTTAGCCTCTAGGGTCGCCAAATAATTCTTTATCAAACTCAGTAGTACCTAGATCAGTCTCAAGATCATCATCTTGTTTTTGACCAGTCTTTGATCCTACTGTGCCTTGTGGTGTGTTTCTTGATGCTTGTCCACCTGTATTGCCTTCAGTTCCTGTATCTGATGGTTCACCTGTGTCAAACATAGTACCTATAAGCTTTAACGTTTGTTCAAACTTACCACTACCAAACACGCTATCAACTTCGCTGACTTCCCATATCACAGCACCTTGTGCCATATCTTTTATGTATTGCGGATAATTCAAGAAGAATATATTTTCATTGATTTCCATCAATCCATTACTATTTTTATAATCCACTGCTTCTTTAAATGCAACTTCAATAAAGACTTGTCCACCTTGTGCGCTTATGGTATATCCATCTGTATCATAGAACTTGCTGTATAATGATGTGATTGATGTTGCCGCGTCACGTATCAAGAAGTCAGGGTCTCCTAATATTTTAATACTACCATTTGCATATGCTTCTATGTCATGCAAACTTGTGACAATACTGTTTTGTACTTCGAGTCCCACAGCAAGACTACCTGTTCTATTGCTGTTGGATCTTATGCCGGGTGTGACACTAGTACCACCTGCTGTGGCAGTTCCAGCACTTTTATCTTTTGATCCCGGTGGCGGCGCATCTGGTTTCGTACCTGTATTACCAGCAGTATTTTGTGTATTGCCCGTAGCCGATCCAGAATTTGAACTAGATCCTGTCTGCTCAGTTTCTCTTCCGGCGCCTGGATTCTGTCCTGAGCCAACTTTCACAAAGTCTTTACTTTCAATACCCAAAACTGTATTGAAATACAAATTGTTAAATGTCAATTGATAATCTAGTACTTCACTATTTTGTCCTGTAAAGTAATAATCATAACGTTTATGCGGGCCATAATATCTTGTTTTGTCAGGTGCATATGGTGTAGCTACGCTAGGTATATCATAAACGCTTATGATGAAGTTTTGTTCAAATGCCCAGTCTTGTAATTTGTCATCCCAAGTACACTTAACAATCTCAGTATTAACATTGAACCAAGCTATAGGTACAGGATTATTACGTTTAACTTGCGGGTTATTTTTTTGATTAGGATCAGGTTGTGTTGCATTAGTATAAACAGTAGACAGTGCTTGCTCCATGTAAGCACTCTTTTTAATAATCTGTTCTATTGCCTGTATAATACTAGTGTCATTATTAAATGTGAACAATCTCTCATTTGGATCAGGTGGTTTAGTACCTTGCGCATCTGTAGATTCAGTTGTATTCTTTGCTCCTGAACCGGGCCAACGCCATTTATCTAAATCTGATTTAGTGACCATGCTTGCTAAACCGATTCTTGTAGCAGCATCGCCTTGATATATCACATTATATTTGTTTGGAACCGTTGAAGTTGCAGGACTCTTTGTAGTTTTTTCAAGTTCTGCTTTATTCAATTTCGTGAATAATCCATCAGGGCCTTGCAAAGCATCATTGATTGTTGCACCTTGAACTTTAAGTCCAGTAGGCATTCTGCCGCGCTTTGTACCTAATAATGCTTGTGCGTTGATACCAACTGCCTCTATGTTATAAACTACTGTTTTACCATCAAGTCTAAACTTGACATTACTGATCTGCATATCATAATAGTTTTCAAATAATGCACCGGAACCTGCTGGATCTATAGGTTGTCCATAAAGACTATCTTGTGAAGTTATGATATTTCCATTGATATCATAACCATAAAATCGTATACCTAAAATATAAATTTGTTTGAAATCGTTACTGACATTTTTATAAGTTGTGCTATCTGTATATGCTTTTAAACTGTCCGCGGCTCTTTTAAGATTAGTTAAGAAACTAAATCCATATGGCTCTGTTATTTGAAAACTAAAATCTGAAACTGCACTGGTATCAGTTCCTGTAGCTTTGGTTCCTATCAATGTTTTAAAACGTAGATTATCGATATAATAATCTAACTCAAAACCAGGTGCTCGTCTTGATGATGAATTATTGATGCCACCACTTTGTGCAATAAGATATGCACCAGCACCCACGCTGCTTGATGTGCTAGGTGGTGCACCTGTAGCTAATACATCTATTTTTTGTCTACCACTAGCAACGAAAGCCGCATATGCATCAGGTGTGATCATATACAAACTTAATTGATATGTGTAACTTGCAAGTTTGCTTAGTGGGTTATATAATCTTTTGCCTGGCTTATCACTACCGCCACTGCCGGTACCTGATGGTCCAGGACTTGCTGCTGACCCCGTTGCTACTCCCGAACTACTTACGTTTTGTATAGTTCCATTTACTTTAGCAACTGCGTTTTGTGCTTGATTTGAGGCTGCATTAGCTAAATTGTTTAGGTCATCATCTGCCTGATTTGCCATTTATTATATGCCTAAAGTTTGTTTTAATGTATCCAATGTAGGTACATAGAATTGCACCCCGGTTTTGAAATCAAAATAAGGATCATTGCCTAGTCTATTTGGATTACGTGCTGAGAACACCCACCATAATCTACTGTCATCGTATAAGTGTTGTGCTAATAAATCCGGTCTGTATTGATAGACTTCAGGTAATGAATAAAGTACGTCACTAGGCTGACTTGGAATAGGTCTGTTGACCATAAAGTCTAAAAACTTTTTATTGAACACTCCAGTATCTTTATATGGACTTGTTCTTGGATATAATGTGTTGCTTGGCATTACCAGAATCCTCCACCTGCACGTTTAACACCATTTAATAATTTGCCATTGGCATAATCTTTGACACTAAAGTTATTGCTAACTTCATATCTGCTTACTATCGGCAATGCTTGAATTGTGATACTAATTTTTGTAGGGACATAAGTTGGTTCTTTTGTTCCAGGTGGTATATTAGTAGTAAAGTTTGAGCTAAAATCGGGACCTGATATCTTGCCACCGGGCATCAATTGTCCCAACACTGATTTTGCTGTACCACCTAATTTGCTTATGGCGCCCTGAGCCAATGCATTAACTGCTGAACTGAACGGATTCCATTTATTAGGTTTACTATTGTCACCTTGCTCTGCTCTGCTTACACCAGGAGGTAATGTCAATGCTCCTGCACGTATATAATCAACATCATTAGGTAAATTATATGTGAAGTTAGTGATCGCTAATGGTTGTGCGTTAAACTGAAATTCACCCAATCCAAAAAGATAACATAGTGGCGGTGGTGTACCTGGTTTTGGATTTTGGTCTTGACCATAAAACATCTTTGTCACACTACGCAAGAAATGTATCACTGCTAATAGATAATTTGCTTCAGCAGTATCCTGTGCTGTGAAGTCGCAAGTGATTGTTACGTTATCAACATAACTATTTTCATATTGAAAAATCTTATAGTTAGAATGTGTAGGTGCGGTAGGTTGATAGTTTGCCCCATATGTAACGTTGATGATAGGCGTATAGGGGAATATTATACCGTCGGTTTTT